ATTACCTTCTGTAACGTTAATTAATGTATGATTGTTTGATGTTGAAACTGTTTGTATTGTGTGAGAAAATAAATCATTTTTGTAAACATCAATATCTAAATTTACAGCAGTTCCAACTGATATATAATCTAAATTAAAATAGACATTATATTTTACCCATATACCAATATTTAAACCTACTAAATTAAATTTACCACCATCATATATTGGGTCAGGTGCATATCCCGAAGTCCCTAATACAACTTCTGTTGAACTATAAGTTAGTGAATTACCATTTAATTTTGTATCTAAGTTCTCTGTATTTTTACACCAAAGAAACAACTTTTTGAATAACTCAGAATTTAGAAAGTTAGAATTGAAAGTCAATCCAAAATCTGTTTGTATTGCTTCAAATATCTTTGATACTTTTATAGCAGGAAATAACTCATTCCAAGTTAATCGACCAGTTGACGTGCTTAAATCTGTTGAACTTGCATCTCCATACGTCCAATAACCATCACTTGAAATTAAAGGGTAACGTACATCGTAATCTGTTGCAGTATCTGTCAATCTTGCTTTAACACCAGCAGCATTATATGGGTTAGATATTGCTGAATAGTTTAAATCTGAAAGTTTCTTATTGCTAAAGGTATCTTTTAAACTAACTAAATCCCCGTAGAAAGTTATTGTATAGTGTTCTGCTTTGCTATTCTTAACAATAGAACCCTCTAACTGAATTTTGCCACTTCTAAACGGTGTTTTACCTACTTCAATATAAGCATATCGTCTTAAGTTGTGGTCGATTGAATTGTCTACATCATTCTGATAAAAGTATTCAAAAATCTTATCATTGTTGGGAGTAGATGGAACGGTAAACGATTGAGAGAAATCTGTATAAACTTTAGATAAATCTTGAATATTTTGTATAGAACTTGAAACATTAATAAATTCATCTTTAAATAAATCAAGTTTGTCGTAGTTATAACCATAACCCAAAGTAGTATTCGGTTCAGTCCCTTCAATATAAATATCAACTTCCCTATTCATATAATATCATTTGTAAAGTTAAATTCTAAAGAATAATTAATTAACTTATTATTTATGTTCTTTTGCAATTCAACTTGCTTTGTGTTTAGTTTTGCGGGTCTATTATTAACCAATATCCTATCACTTAATAAAAGTTGTTTAATTGTTTCCTTAAATGATTCATCGACCCAACCGCTATTAACTCTTATTGACTCAGTCCCGTTAACATTAAATGTTTGTACTAAATTCTCTTGACTGTTAAATGTCGTTTCGTTTGCTCTATAACTTTTGTATTCAGAATTAGAAACATTCATAGAATCAACTGAAGCACCTAGAAAAAACTCCCTTTGAAAAGCACCGTATTTATTTACAAAATCAATCGTTACACTTCCATATTTATTTGCTTCGATAGGTCTGAAATAATACGTTTTTAAAACGGTGTTAGAAGCATTTAATATCTCTAACTTATTACCATTAGCAAGGTAACTTGAAAACACTCTAAACGGTTGCAAAACTCTATTATCTACACTTGTATAGGTTCTGTTTGTTCCCGTTACCAAGTCAGTGTATTTATATTTATAACCACTTACGTTGTCAACCGATAAATCTCCAGGACTTAAAGCACTATCATAATAGTAAGTTCCTTCGGGTAATAGGTAACCCCCTAAGTCAATATTAATACCTTCCGTATTATAAACGTAACCATTAAAGCAAGTGTAATTAACTGTATCAATTAACGTATATGTAGAACCTATTAATTTATATCGTTTAATTCTAGCAAAACAAAAACTTTGCTCACTCATAAAGTTAGGCTCTGTTGTTGTGTTTACCGTATATGTTAATGTATTTAAAAAGTTTTGGATATATTCTGAAACATCAAAATAACAAGTAGGTGCATTTGACGAAGCAATTAATTTGCTAAGTGTGTAACTTGGCGAAGTTGGATATACAACTACTCCGTTTTGTGGTTTTTTTAAATAAATTTCAACTTTAGCACCAATCTGACTGGCTTCGTTAACTTCAATAATATACGGACTTTTTGCAAATATTCTACTCATTTTACTTTTGGTTGTTCTATTGTACTATTAAATAACGTAATTGCATCTAATCCGTATTTATCAATTAATTCTATTGGTAATTTACTAAATGCCTTTTCAAATGGTTTAGTAAAAAATAAACTTGGTTTAATTCCATGCCTAAATATTGAACGAGCGATTAAAAATTTTAAAGTTTGTCTACTTATAAATTTACCGTCCTTTCCTCTTGGTGCTATTCCTTTACGAACTACCCAACTATCAAATGCTTTTGGTGGGGGCATTCCTTTTAAACCTCTTACACCACCTTTTGAAGTATAACTATACTTACCGTCTCTAACTACTTTTTTAGGGTTTCCGTTTTTGTCTTTTCCTGCAGGACCAACTCCATTAACTCCTTTGTCTTGGTAATGTCCGTAGTCTTCCATTGAGAAATAAACAGCGAAAGAATTTTTCATTAACTTACTTTCACCCTTCAATGAATCGTAAAGTTTCTTACTACTATTCTTTTTTAAGTTTGTTAAATTAGTTCTGCTTTGCTTTATAACATAATTAACAAACTTTTCTAACTCTTTTTCAGTTTCTAACATCTTAATAAATTACCATTGTGTTTTCTGTTGATATATCAAATGTCATTGTCCAACCTGCTACCGAATCTGTAAACTTATCAAAGAATGGCTCACACGTTGCATCTGAAAGTATATCGTAATTTATCTTTAAACTGCCTCTATACATTTGTTCATACAATCTGTTAAGTATCGCTAAAGTTGAATTCATTACATCATCCTCATTATTATTACCAACATACAAAGTAACCGTTTCATCTTTGCTAAAATCAACTGCATCCATACAAATTATAGAAATATTGTAGTTAACAACTTGGTTTGAAAATGTTGTATTATTAAACATTATATGGCATAAAGGAAACATATTTTGTTTCTGCAATAATACTGCTGACAAATCCCCTTTAGTAACCTGGTTAACTAATGGGTCGGTGTTTAGTGTGTCATATAATTTTGTTGATATATCGAAGTAACTCATTTTAATTGATTTTTTTTAATTTGGTTTATTTCTATTTGTGTCTTTTGCTTTTCGAATGTCAAAAAGTTAAGGACGGTAAATAATTCAAGTTTGAGAACTTCATCGAACTTTCTAAGGTCTCCTTGAGCGACTTGATATATTGATTGATACCAGCCCCACTGTTTTGAAAATTGAGCCTCTTCGCTAAAATCTGTTGGTTGCTCATCGTCAACGTCTTGAGGCTCTTCTCTAAATAATTTACTGTAGCCTTCAGTAACTCCTTTTCTAAACTCAAAAAAAAAACGTGTGCTGAAAGTGCAACTGATAAAGGTGTGTACTTCATCATTTCTCCATACTCATCGACGTTGTTAAATGGTGCTATTAAATACTGACCTTTCTTATTCTTCTCAGTTACTGGACGATATAGAACCGCTAAGGCTTTATGAAACGAATCAAAATTTACAATGTGTGTTTCTGCTTCGATATATTCTTCCCAACTTATTTTGTCGAAGTTAGGAATTAAGCCAAGTTCTAATTCGTTAATATTAAATGTCGTTTGTAGTTTTGGAATCTCGCTAAATAGTTTATTAAAATGATTAACCAATTCAACCATGTCATTGAACTTAATCTTAACAACTTCTTTCAATTCAATCCCACAAAATATCTGTATCATCTTTTGCCCTAGAAATTCGGGGTCGGTATTGTTCTTACAAATATCCATATACTTTTGATAGTGAAGCAATGGAATTTCACTTAATGAAGTTGGAATTGTTAAATTTAATTTCATAGTTTTTAAACGTTTAATTTTGTAAATGTGTTTAGTAGATTGAATAGTTGCCTTTGTTTGGATTGCTTAATTGATAACTTACAGCATATCTAACAGCATCGAGTGCGTGGTTAAATTTATCTATCGGAGTTTCTGACTTACGTTCTAGCCAACTGTAATTATTTAACTCTTTTATTAAATCAATCGAATCACAATCTATTATCATTTCGTAATCTCTTAACATCTCAATACCCTCTGTTATTTTATGCTTAACACAAGCCACAACATTGTTACCTTGATGTTTTAATTCACTTATTAATCTAGGTTCTGCATTATCTCCAACTATTAAACCACCTTTAGTAAAATGATTGTTTAACCTTGCAAGTTCTGTTGTTACTAATTGTGTTTGGTAAATATGTAACTTTAGATAAATTAATTTTCTTCCCTTATCAATAGATGTTTCAACTAATGTTGTAGGGTCGTTACTAAATCCATAATCTTGACCGAACACAGAGCCGTTATCATTATTAAATTCTCCTATTCTCCAGTTGTTATAAATAACTCCTTCTGCCTTATCTAACCAACCGCCTAAAATAGTATGTTTATACTTTTCGGGTCTACGTTCTTTAATGTCGTTAATTTGCTCTAAGAATGATTTAGAGAGGTTTTCTTCATTATCTAAGTAAGTTGTATGAATATAAGTAATATCGTCGTTTACAATCGTTACACCACCCTCAACACCTTTATTCTCAAAAAACTTTTGGTAAATGAAATGTTCTTTAGTTGCAGGATTTAGAACTAAAATAACTCTGTTCTGTTTTTCTTTATGTCGAATAGAGTAATCAATTTTATCAAATGTTTCTTCATCTGTCAACTCTTCGGCTTCATCGAGTATCCATGTTGTGACCCCAGCTAATGATTTTAAATTCGC